TTGGTCAACCAGCTCCGTCTTCTTTAATATCTCAAACGATTTTGTCAGTTCCATTAGCCCCGCGCACGCTATCTTCTCTTCCGAAATGTTCTCCAGAATTTTATGCTGCAGCTGTGTGAGGTGAATGTTCTGCAGCTTTCTATATTCCAGAATCGTCGCTTGAGATTTCTGCAGGTCGATTATTCGCTTTTCAATCGACCAAACACCTACGCCGAGAACAGACGACATCTCGCTGCGGGTGTAGCCCTTTTCCACCAAATCCAGAATAACCTCCGCAGGGATCTCCTGCGCTTTTGTCTTCGTTCCCATTTTCTCTCCTCCTCCTTTACCTATATTACTCTCCGCAAAAAGTCAGAATGAATCCCCTCTATCGGGCTGGGGAGGTAAGGCCAGCCGTCAAGAGGGGCACTGAAAGGAGAAATGGA